GGTATTGCGTATTCAAAATAAGGTTGTATATTTGCAGAGTTAAACATTTAAACATTTACACAATGACTATTCAACTTCAATCAATCGGCAAAGTACCAGCGCAACAAGCATCAAACATTAAAGTAGGAACTATTTTAATGTGGAACTTTGGAACTAAAGAAACGGTTTTAGAAATTGTAAACGAAACCGCTAAAACACTTTCAGTTAAAATACAATCGGGAAATTATGTAGGCGTTAGAAAGCTAAATAAAACTCGATTAGTTTGTATAGTAAACTAAAAAAACCGGGCGGCTAACTACCGCCCAAATTTTTACAGCATGAAACCGCTTCCGAAAATAGAACAAGCATTAATTTATATTTCGCTATTAAACGACGATACGTGGCGCGAAATTATACCGCAGCTATCCGAACACCACTTTAAGGACGAACTAGCGTTAAAATGCTTTAAAACGATTAAAAACATAATAGCAGATAACAAGCAGCCCACGTTAATAACGTTAGCGCAATTCGGGCGCGTCGAGAAAACCTTTACAGGCTCAGACCTTTCAGCTATTACCAGCTGGGGCGATGAATTTTATTTTAACCAGCCTATTAACGATTATATCGCTATTCTAAAGGACGAACATATTAAGCGCCAAATTAACTCGGTAATGGTTGAAGCCTCGTTAGAGTTTAGCGGCTTACGCGGCGGCGCTCAAACCGCAGCCGAAATAATTAAACGCCTTAACACTTTACTCGAGGACGGAAGCCCGAACGAGAATATGCTCGACACCTTAACACTAGCGCACGAAGAACGGCAAGCCTATTACCGCCGCGCCGAACTGCATTTAAGCGGTAAAACAAGCGGGCTAAATACAGGGCTAAGCGCCTTAAATAGGTTTACGGGCGGTTTTCACCCCGAATTAATAATACTAGCGGGTCGTCCGTCTATGGGCAAAACAGCGCTCGCGTTATACCACGCCTGCAATTTTAACGAGCCGGGTATATACTTTAACCTCGAAATGAATAAGAGCCAGCTTTGCCAGCGCTTAATACTTCAGCATTCAAATGAAAAGATTAACAGCGCACGCCTACGCGACGGCAATTTAACGCAACCCGAATTACACGCATTTGAAACTACCATAGGCACGGTCGAAAATTTGCCCTTTCTTATTTACGACAAACCGCGCTGCGGCGTTCATGAAGCAATAAGAGTTATGCGCCGCGAAGCCCGCAAAGGAAATTGTAAATGGGTTATAATTGACTATTTGCAGCTAATGACGATAGAGGGCTTCAGGGGTGGTAATCGCGAGGCTGAAGTAGCCGAAATAAGCCGCACGTTAAAAGCTGCGCAAAAGGAGCTTAATATTCCGATTATAGCCCTTGCGCAGCTATCGCGTCAAGTAGAACAGCGAGCGGATAAACGACCGATACTTTCGGACTTGCGCGAGAGCGGGTCAATAGAACAGGACGCCGACACGGTTATATTTATTTACCGCCCCGAATACTACGCGCTAAACGACGAACTCGGAAACCCGTATATCTCCGACGTTTTTTACCTATTCGAGAAACACCGTCAAGGCTCGACGGGCGAGGTACGGTTTAAGCATAATAGCACGATAACGAGCTTTAGCGATATTGCAACTAGCGGCGGTAGCACCTTTGCGCCTATGCCTATAAATACTACCTTTGATGAAGAACTAACGCCCTTTTAAAATGGAAGTAAAAACGTTTATAATGATGGCTTTTATAATAATCATTACCGCCCTAACATGGGCTTATATAATTGATAAGCACCATAACGACAAAGGCGGAGCATAACGGTATCGGGCTTGGCGAAGAAGCCGAAACGAAAAGTTAAATCGAAGTACAAAACTTAAAAATTAGAACAATATGTCAAATGAAGAACAAAACGGCTTTTTTGCCAAACCCGTGTTAGCAGTAGTGCCATTTCTCGAATTAAAACAAAACTTCTGGGAGGAGTTATAAAACCCGATAAAATCAAATGAAAAATTGCAAAGTAGAACCAATGGTGAAGCACAGTAACCAAGTTCACACAACAACCGATTACTTTCTATTTAAACCAATAGAAGGCAACAGAAACTTAAACCTTTTGCACCTTAACCGACTGCGAAAGTCAATGTCTGAAAAGTATTTATTTACCACAATTTTGGTAAATGAAAACTATGAAATCATTGATGGACAGCACCGCTTTGAAGTTATCAGAGTACTTGGACTGCCATTGCATTACATTATTTGTGAAAACTACGGATTGCCGGAAGTACAAATTTTAAATCAAAATTCAAAAACTTGGAATTCAGATGACTATCTTGAAGGCTATTGCAAACTTGGTTACAATGAATATTTAAAATATAGGCAATTTAAAGAAACTTATGATTTCGGTCATAGTGAATGCCAAATGTTATTAACCGGAGTACAGCAAGGTAGTGGTAAAAGAGCAAGTAATGCATCAACATTTTTTTCAGGTGAATTTAAAATATTGGATTATGATAATGCGTGTTCTATTGCAGATAAAATTCTTCTTATATCACCATATTATGAAGGCATCAAAAGAAAAACTTTTATTGTTGCAATGGTTCAATTATTAAAAAATCCAAATTTTGAATTTACTGAATTTTTACAAAGATTGAAACTACAACCTACTGCTTTAATTGATTGTGTAAATAATTATCAATATATTTCATTAATTGAGGAAATATACAACTATCGCAGGCGTGAAAAGGTTAATCTTAGGTACTAAAATTATGGTGGTTTGTCAGTCGGCTTCCGGGTCGGCTGGCATTACTGCTAACGGCTCGGTGCTTGGCGAAGGCTGGGATTAGAACCACTAAACTTTAAATTTAAAACAAATGATTATAGAAAGTACAAATGTTGATTTAGCACAGAAGCCCAGCTTTTGCCAAACACCTGTTACAGGCAGTACGGGTTTTAATGTACTATCTCTTTTTGATGGTATGTCTTGTGGTCAAATTGCTTTACAAAAGGCAGGAATAAAAGTTAATCAATACTTTGCAAGTGAAATAAAACCACACGCAATAAAAGTAACGCAACATAATTTTCCTAATACAATACAACTTGGTAGCGTATTAGATGTAAAATCAAGTGAATTACCAAAAATAGATTTATTGATCGGAGGAAGTCCTTGTCAAGATTTTAGTTCAGCTAATAAAGAAAAATTAGGATTGCAAGGCGAAAAATCAGGTTTATTTTATGAGTATTTAAGACTTTTAAAAGAATGTGAGCCAAAATACTTTTTACTTGAAAATGTGGCAATGGATGATTATAGTTATGCAGCAATAAGTGAAATGCTTGGGACTTATCCAACAAACATAAATAGCGAATTAGTATCAGGGCAATTAAGACAAAGAAGTTATTGGACTAATATAGGTCCAGAAAGTTTTGATTTATTTGGCAATAGATATTCAATGATACCACAACCAAGAAACAAAAAAATAAAGTTTCAAGATTTATTGGATAATGGATATACTGACAGATTAAAAGCAAGGTGCTTACTTGAAAGTGAAAGTAGAAATCCGGGTAGTACATTTTCATCATTAAGACGATATATGATACAAGGATTTATAAATGTAATTTTCAAAGACAAAGAAACATTTGAAAAGTATTCTAAAATGACCGAAGATGAAATGAAAGCAAATTTTATTGATGGCGATATTAGAAAACTAAATCAAAACGAAATGGAACGATTACAAACAGTACCCAATGGATATACAAGCACACTAAAAAGAAATGAAGCAGCTTGTTTATTGGGTGATGGTTGGACAGTTGATATTATTGCACATATTTTTTCATTCATAGAAGTAGAATGTTCAAATTATGCAAAGTCGTAGTATTGCCTGTAACTACCTAACAGCCGCTAATTAATTTCGCATAACATGACAACCGAACAGCGTATAATTGAATACATGACAAACTACGAGCCGCAGCCCATAGCGATTAAAGACGGCGAAAAAACCTATTTTAACGCCCTTACAACACATCAAAGTTATTCGATATACCTAACTAGCGCCAAACGAAATACAAGTGTTTATAGAGCCTATTTACGCCTTTGTTTCGACTGGCTTAAAACGCTTAAAAAAAACGGCGTTAATTTGTCATACATAATCAAAAATTAACTATATTTGCAGCGATGCAACCGAAGAAAAAGGATAACCGAGGCGGCGCACGCAAAGGCGCGGGGGCTAAACCGCTTTACAACGAGCCTACGGTTAATATAACCTTTCGCGTACCTGTTTCACACCGCGCTACAATTCGGCGCATGGTTTACGATTATATGGACGGCGTTAAGGTAGCGCGCGTAAAACACGACCCTGAGTATGGATGCTAAACTATTAACGATACCCTGCGCAATAGAAGCCGTTTCAACGCGCCGCGATAAGACCATTAAGATAACAATAGGCACGCAGGAGCTAACGCCCGAACAAACGAGCGCCCTATTTAACCAATGGACGGGCGGCGTTGGCGTTATGGCGTTTAAAGGCGAACAATTTAACTATAACGACGAAGCGCTAATAAACAACCTAAAGCTAGACGCCGCAGAGCTCGGAAGTAAGACACCGAGCCAGCGCCTACGCTCCGTACTTTACGTGCTATTCACCCACGCCCCCGAGGGGCATAAGGAGTTTAGCACATTTTACGAGGCAACCATAGAGCGCTTTATAGATATGGCAAAGAAACGAATAGACACTTATAGCTTATGATTATCGACGAACAAGTAAAAGCAACGCATAAGCGCACCCGCACGGGATTTATGCTAAACGTTAGAGCCGAGCACGTAGGCGCTCAACCTATCTATGTAGGCTACGTACACGACGCTGGCAGCCACTTCGAATACCCTATCGCGCTTTGGCATGAAGACCTAAAGAAATACGATAACCCCGAGCTTAAAAAGCTGTTACCCGAAAACGTGCGCTATTGTTTAGGAACTATCGAAACCAACGAAGACCGCCAAGGCAACGAGGTTAAGCTAGTACGCGTATTCATAACGGGCAAAACAAAGGGCTTAACCGAGCTTGCGATATACCCCGAAGACCTTAAAACACTAAAGCGCGACGGGCAACACTATTGCAGCGCTATAAACGAATTACAATTTATTGATTAACTTTGTAAGTATGCCACTATTCCAAGGCGATAGCCAAACCGTTATAAGCATGAACATTCGTAAGCTAATCGACGAGGGCTACACCCCGCAGCAAGCCGCCGCGATAGCATACGCCGAAGCTGAAAAGTATAAACAAAAGCGAGGGAAGCGATGAAAAAGAAGTTAGGACGCCCTACCGATTATAAACCCGAATACGACGAACGCGCCTTTAACCTTGCGTTATTAGGGCTTAACGACGTGCAAATGGCGGCGGCGTTCGATATATGCGAGGCAACGTTTAATAATTGGAAAAAAGACCAGCCCACATTTTTAGAGTCGTTAACGCGTGGAAAAGAGGACGCCGACGCTAAAGTAGCGCGTTCGATGTACGAGCGTGCGTTAGGCGTTACGATTGTTGAAGAGGCGGTAACAAAGGACGGCGATATAGTAAAGCTACGTAAACAGCTACCATCCGACACCGCAGCGGCTAAACATTGGCTAGCGAACAGGCAACGCGGGCGCTGGAGTAATAACGGCGAAAGTACGATAACTACAACCGAGCCGCTCGTTATTATTCGCACCGAACCGAGCCAACCGAATGAATGAGCTACCGATTAACCGAACGGCAAACGATAGCCTACGATTTAGCATTAAGCGGCGATAAGCGCGTTATAGTATTCGGTGGGGCAATTCGCGGCGGTAAAACGTATTGGCTACTGTTAACGCTAACCTCGCTATGTTTAGCATACCCGCGTAGCCGTTGGGCTATTATACGAAAAAGCCTACCCGATTTAAAGCGTACCACGTTTCCGAGCTTCACTTCCATAATGGTTGACGGCGTTTCGAATTATGTTCGCAGTTGGAATAGGGACACGCAAGTAGTAACGTTTATAAACGGTAGCGAATTAATTTTTATGGCAGAAAGCTACGACGAAGATAAAGACCTAAATCGCTTCAGGGGCTTAGAGATTAACGGCGCGGGGCTAGACGAAGTAAACGAGCTACAAGAGCCAACATTTTACAAAGTTCAGGAGCGTATAGGTTCATGGAACAAGGCGCAAGGTAAGCCGCCTATACTTTGCCTAGCTACGTGCAACCCCGCGCAAAATTGGGTTAAGACGGTTATTTATAAACGGTATATCGAAAACACGCTACCCGA